TGTAATTAGTAGTTGCTGTCGTGAAGTTTTGATTTGCTAAAGCAGTGTGTCCAATCGCAACCGCTTGACTGCCTTTAGTATCAGTAGACAAAGCTGACGTACCTACTGCTATGTTGAAGTCAGCATCAGTAAGAGCATCCCCTGCAAGACCCCCCATGAGGACATTCTGGGTTCCCGTGGTGACTGCACCCCCTGCTTTGTACCCAATGGCTATATTGTAAGCATCAGTTGCTGTGGTGAAGTTTTGCACTTCTAAAGCATCTGAACCTATCGCAATGTTTCTGCTGCCAAGAGTGTCTGCCGTCAAGGCTTGGAACCCAATGGCTACGTTGTTATTACCTGTGGTTAAAGCATCTCCCGCATTACCCCCAAATAAGTTGTTGCGAACGCCCGTAGTGATTGATAGCCCTGCGGAGTAACCAACGGCTGTGTTGTAACTATCTGTAGCGGTTGTAAAGTTTTGACTTTGTAAAGCACTCCTACCTATAGCTACAGACCTACTGCCTAACGTATCTGTGCTTAAAGTACCCCAACCCAAGGCCACATTATTATCAGCATCAGTAAGCGCATCTCCAGAAAGAGCGCCCACCAAGGTGTTGTAAATTCCCGTGGTTACTGATAGACCTGAGTTATATCCTACTGCGGTGTTATAGCCATCATCTGCACTAGCTAAATTATGAGTTTCGAGAGAGTTAGACCCAACAGCTACGTTTTTACTAGAATGTACATTCGTGCTTAAAGATGCAGACCCAACAGCTACGTTGTTGTTGACTAACACAGCCGCATCCAGAGCCGCATACCCTAAAGCAATATTAAAATCACCCGTAGTCAGAGCCGTACCCGCTTCATCGCCCACGACCACATTGTAATTACCGCCAGAGGCAATGCTGTTACCGGCGTTGACACCAAAGCGAACGTTAGAAGTTCCTGCTGTCGGAGTAGATGGAGCGCCATCTGCTGCTATTTCAAAAACAACTGTATCACTCGTTGCAAACTTCATGGGGATAGCGTCTTGTGTCGCTACAAAAGCAGCAGAAGAAGTCAAACCCATTTCAAAGGTATTATCATTTCCTGTTTCTTTTAGCAACATAATAGGATGTGTTGCGTCAAAAACATTTATACCGTTTGCACTTCCAGAAAAATTACCATTATCAAAACTAGTGCCGCCGACTAGTAAATTAGATCCTGCTCCACTAATTGTTACTGTTCCTGCAAGATCAGAAGCACCTGAAACATCTAACGTAGCAGCATCTAGCTCACCAGTAATAGTTATGTTTCTAAAGCTAGATACGTCTTTGTTAGCATCTACAGTAACTACCTTACTGGCTACCACTGTACCTACAGCAGCGCCTGTGTCGTTGTAGTTTAGTTCTGCTGTGGTTGCCGTAACACCATCAAGAATGTTTAACTCAGCAGCGGTAGATGTAACGCCATCTAGTATGTTCAGTTCAGCAGCCGTACTTGTGACACCATCTAAAATGTTAAGTTCCGCTGTTGTAACTGTAGCGCCATCAAGAATGTTCAGTTCTGCTGCTGTGGAAGTTGTAGCTAGACTGACTGCACCACTAGATACTGTAAAGTCATTAGAATCAAAAGAGGCTACACCTTTGTTTGATGTGGTAGCATCTTCAGCGGCAATAGTAACTGTGTTGCCTGTAGCGGACGTATCAATACCTTCACCACCAGAAATGGTCAGTGTTTCGCTGTCTAGGTCAATAGCAATCGTACCGCTGTCTGAAGTAACGTCTAAGTCTTCAGCAGTAATCTGTGCGTCTACATAAGCCTTAATGGACTGCTGAGAAGCAATACCTGTAGCACTGTTGGAAGACATATCGTCTTCATCAAGGAATGCTTTACCGTCTAAGATGTTTAACTCTGCTGCTGTAGACGTTACACCGTCAAGAATATTAAGTTCAGCAGCAGTGCTAGTTACGCCATCAAGTATGTTGAGTTCCGCTGCTGTAGACGTAACCGCTGTGCCATTAATAGACAGTGCGTCAGTTTCCAACGTCCCGTCAATGTCAGCATCGCCTGAAATGTCAAGAGATCCTGCATCCAGTTCTCCAGTAAGTGTAATGTTACGGAAGCTAGCTACGTCTTTGTTTGCGTCTACTGTTACAACTTTACTTGCTACTACAGTGCCTACGGCAGACCCAGTATCGTTGTAGTTTAATTCAGCAGTAGTGGCTGTCACACCGTCCAGTATGTTTAACTCTGCGGCAGTGCTTGTTACACCGTCGAGGATATTTAGTTCTGCTGCGGTTGACGTTACGCCATCTAAAATATTTAACTCAGCAGCAGTAGCAGTCACTCCGTCCAGAATGTTAATCTCTGCGGCTGTAGAGGTAATTGCTGTACCGTTTAAGTTAATAGCGTCAGTGTGTACAGTACCGTCAAAGTAACCGTCCTTAAACTCTAAGGAGCTAGTGCCAAGGTCTATGTCATTGTCAGTTACAGGTGCAATAGCTCCATCAGACATTGTAAACTGTGCAGTACCTGCGGAACTAAATGCTAAGGTGTCCGCTGCGCTAAAGAACAGCCCAGTGTTAGTGTCACCTGTGTTTGTTATGGAAGGATCACCAGCAGTACCATCAGGAAAAGAAACTACACCTGTAAACGCTGGGCTAGCAATGTTTGCCTTAGTTGCGGATGCAGTTGCAATATTATCAAACTCTGCATCAATCTCAGAGCCTTTGACAATCTTATTAGCATCACCAGATACTAAAGAGTCTTTAGCTGTAAAGTTGGTTGTCTTTGAGTAATTTGTCATACTAATTTACCTATGAGTGCTTCAGTCTTTAGTTCCTGAACTGATAAAGACCTTCCATTAATTATCGCGTCTACCCCAATAGTAGCTACTGTTCCTGATCCTGTTGCTTTTACTTTTGCATCGTCTACAATTATGGAGGCGCTATATTCTGCTTCGCTTGTGTTATACTCAGCAATCCCGTACTCTGCGATATTAGCGTTGGCTACCGTAAAATTTTGTTTAGTGTATGCTTCTGTGTAGTCATAGCCCCAGTTTAATACAAGGCTGCTTCCTTGACCACCTATTACTTTAAATGTTATTTCTTTAACTATTTTTAACCTTGAAGGATCTCCAAAGGCTAAAGGCTGTGTGTAGTATCTAAGAGTGTAAGGGCTAGTGTCATCTAAGAAGTCTGAGTATTCGTTAATACCTTTCTCTGTTCCTAAAAAAACTGTCCCGTCTGCTCCTATGCTCCCACAAAGTATTTTAGTAGCAGGCCACGTAGTAACCCGATTACTCCCGTCCTCTAAAACTGCTCTCATGTCAAAACAAAAAACAATAGAACTGGAAGGATAAAACAAAAGATAGAAAGCATGTTCTGGACTGTATACAGACTTTATATTCCCTGTCTCAACTCCTGTATGATATATGATATCATCTCGTACATTTTTAGATACATTGCCAATCGGATTAGACTTTTCTTGAATAGTCCTACCTAGACTACGCACACCTGAGTCAGACAAAAAGATTAGGTCTGTTCCTATGTCTTGTACACTGTCTCTAGCTACGCAGCCAATACCTGTAATAACATCAGCTAAAACCATACTTGCAGGAGCAGATGCACCTGAGTACAATAGAATGCTTTGTTTTCCAAAAATAGCTAAGAAGTTATTAAACTCTCTGATAGCTACAATCTCATCAAAACCTGTAGGCCAGACTGTAGTTAGGTCTAAAGAACCTGACGTACCGCCTGTCCAATCGTCACCGTCTAATGTATCTGAGAAAAACAGGGTATACTTATTACCTGTTACGTCCCCTGCCCACAGTCTACCAAATGCAGCGCATACTTCATTAGCATCAGGAGCGTCGGAAGACAGCACCCCTATAGTCCCTGCGCTTGTGGTGTACTCTAGTGCATCGTGGCCTCTCTGAAAGAAGTAAGCGTCACCGTTGAATGAGACAATCTTCCAGTTGTTTGCGCTTATTGTCATACTGTTTGTTACATCAGTTAACGATGTAGTACCAGTAAAAATTTTATTGTTCCCTGTTGAGAATACTATCTTAGTTCCGTCACGCTTAGTAAACTCAAAAACACTTTCTGTTCCAGCACTAGAACCCAAAGGAGTAGTAGAAGTAGTAAGTTTTTTTACACCTTGTCTAGCACCTATCCTACCAAACTTATCAATGACAGCATTCTCTGCAATGGATGCAAAGGACGAATCTTGGTTAACAGGAGAATCTTGAGTGTTTAACCCACGAAACCCCGGCGCTCCTACGTATATGCTTTGTCTTTGTTGTGCCATTACGGGACCCTAAAAATAAATTCTTCTGGATTCTTGTATGCGTCTAGCGCAATCTCGTCTGATAAATGACGGTCTGCAATGGCAAAGTAGTCTTGTGCTGTCGTGCCGCCAGTCTCTCCTCTTTCTCTTGCAAGTAAAGCGACTGCGATATGAACGATAGGATTAGAAGGCACTGCAGTCGTATCTGTGTCATTGCTTAGTACGTTTTCCCTCGCTATTAAATCAAAACGTAAAGAGTAAGAAGCGTCTGGTGTAGGGTAAACAGTTACCTGTGTGTCCCCTGACCCGTCAACTCCTGAGAATGTGTAGTAAGCAGGCGCTCCGCTGGTGGAGCCAGCGTTGTACACTGCATTGTTTACCCATGTAGGAGTTTGGTAAGTAAGAAAAAAATTAGAGGTGTCGTTAATAACACTGTATACTTTAATACGCTCACCGGCATTTGTTAGGCTGTATTCTGAAGTCCCTGACGATGCCGATACAACTACTGTAGTCCTGAGTGCAGACCAATCATGTGCATTCTCTACTTGTGTCTTTGCATCGTTTACAAAGTCACCTACCATTTTAGAGTACGCTGTGTTAGCTACAGCAGACACTTCATCTTCTCGTAAGCGTCTAAGCACGCTGTTCACTAATGTTAAGTATTGTGTACTCATCCTATTATGTTCCTAAATAAACTTGGTGCAAACTGTGGTGTTTCATACATAGTTGCTCTTTGTATTTCTTCAGGCGATTGGTACATAGAGTTAAACTCTAGGTCTTCAAACATAGTACGAGTAACTTGACCGGGAGTTAACATACCAAGAGCCAGTCCTGATGCTAGGCCTATCCCAGTTCCTACACCAGCGCCTTCTCCGCGCCCTTGGCCCTGACCTTCACCAAAGCCTTCACCAAAACCTTCTTCTCGTCCTGCGGCTTCTGCGGCCTCTGCTGCAGCCTCACCTGCGGCCACTGCGTCAGCTACAGCAGCTTGTCCCGCTGTTACGGCTTCCGCTACTTTAGTTTCACCAGCAGCCACAGCATTCTGTAGAGTTTCTTCTGCTTCAGCTTTTGTAGTCTGTAGTGTTTGTTCTGCTTGTTCCATGGCATCAGCTAAGGCTTGATTACCGTCTTCTATAGCTTTTTCTTTAGCTGCCGTTACTTCAGTAAGTTTAGTTGTTAAGTCTGATACAGTGCCTGTCAGTGTGTTTACTGAGGTTGTTAAGTTCTCTATGTCAGATTCTTTTGCTTGTGTTACTTGCTGTTGTTCTTGTAGTGCAGTTTGAGTTGACTCAAGTGTAGTTTTTAAGTCTGATGAAGTAGTCTGTAAGTTAGATACTAAATTAGTTAAATCTATAACTTCTTGTTCGCTGCCAGCAAGTTCTTGTTCTGTTTGTTCTACAGTAGATTGTAAGCCTTCTATAGTAGACTCAAGACCTGTTTTCTCTTTTGAAAAATCTGACTGTAATTCTCCCAGTGCTTCTTTAACAGCGGAGTCTACATCATTTTGGTTAAACTGTGTAGTATCTTCAGGCAGAGAATCAATAGCTGATTGTACTGCTGTGTCAATGTCTTGTTGGTTAAAAGGTGTTACATCTTCAGGTATAGCTTCTAGTGCTTCCCTTACAAAGTTGTCTACGTCTGCTTGGTTAAACTGTGTAGTATCTTCAGGGAGGTTGTCTTGGAATACCTGATAAGCTCCCGCTAACGCAGCATCAGAGTCTAGTTGAGCGTCTGCTAATGCGTCGGAGACTGCTTTATTTAAATCTTCTTGACTGTATTCTGTAGTGTCTGCAGGAAGATTGTCTATAGCTTCTTGTGTAGCTGCGTCTGCTTGTTCTTGTGTTAGTAGACCTTGGGTTGCTCCTGCTACTGCTTCAGCTATCTGTGCGTCTACTTGTTCCTGTGTAAACGCACCTGCTTGTGCTTCTGCTGAACTGCCACCTCCACCGCCTGTTTCAGTGTCTTGTATAACTACAGGTGGTGCTACTTCTTCTTCAATATCTTCTTCTACTTCTGGAGTATCAACAGGGATATTAACAGCATCAAGTTCAACTGCCGGTGCTTGTATGTTTGTAGAGGGAGTTAAGTACCCCATGTCTGTGTAAAAATTTGTAAGTAAAGGATCAGCAGTTACCAGTTCTAAAAATTGCTGTGTTTTAACAGGGTCGTTATCTCTAGTAAGCTGTTGCTCTATTCCCCTGTCAGCGTCCCAACCTAACTCAATTAACTGTGTAGCCAAGTTTCTTAGTGCTTCATTACGCTGTACTACAGTTTTATCTTTAAATTTGTAAGCGCCTCTTGGATCATAGTTTTGAAGCCTTGTTAACTCAAAGCGATTAGGATTTTTTTGTCCTGATATGTTTTCGCCTATTGCTGTGCCTAAGTTGTACAAAAGATAAGCAGAAGTTATAGGGTTTAATCCAAAAATTCCACTAGCGGCTGCATCAGCACCTGCGGCCCCCGCTGCTGCACCTGTTGCTGCATCTGCAAAAGCGTTAAAAACAGGAGTGCCGCCTGCTCCTATTCCTGTGGCTGCTCCTGCTAAAGCTGGCGCACCGTATTCAAGAGTAAAAAGATTACTAAATAAACCAGAGTCGATTAGCGCGTCTAAGTTACTCTGACCACCACCAG